AGGCAAAATTAGTGGTGGATGAGGCAGGTGATGTTACACCATTGCCAATGAAGATAAAGATTAAAGCGAACAAAACAACTGCTAAAAAACGTATTGTTCCCGGCAAATCGGAGTGAACAACCTTCCAGAATAGATTTACTTAAAACAAAAAAATCACTTAGTTTCTCACTAGGATTATTTATAAAATCATATAAACATATCACATAAGTAGATATATTTATATTTTAATATGACATTGTTTATGATGCCTCATGTTTATGGCCGACTTATGCCAGACCACTTAAACCTCGTTATCACAAATGATTTTTTAAAGCCAACAATAAATTATACGTTATCAAACTATATTTCAATGTCATTAAAAGCAACACAGCAATACACAGAAATATGGCAATCAATGTGTAAAATAACCAATATGTACGAAACACTAGGAGATAAGCCAGTTCAACACTATGAAATTCAAGAAATATACAGTGTATTTAATTTGACAAATTACAATACGCTGATAACATCAGATGACCCAAAAATAATGATATTTAATGTAATAAATGGAATTTCTAACTCAAAAAAGTGTGGAAACTTGGTTATTAAAGTGGTTAATCTCTTCTCACGTGTAGCAGTTGATTGTATGTATGTTCTCTCTCTGTGTTTTAATGAGGTATGTCTTTATAAGCCTATGTCGTGTCCGGCAATTTCAGATGAAAAATATGTAGTTTGTAAGGATTTTAAGTTGTTAAATGTTGATTACTTGCAAAATGTGTTTACACAAACTCTAACATTACTGGAAACAGCCAAAAATGTGAATTGTCTTTCTTTCTATACAAGGCGAATTAGCAATAATTACATGAATACACTTATAGAAGCGAATTCTGTAATAGGTCAACAACAATTGGAGGCTATAAATAACACAATAACACTTATTGAACAGGGAAAGAAGAAGGAGAGAATAGAAGCACTTAAGAAGCAACAAATAGCGAGGTGTTTAGAATGGAACAAGAAGTTTGGCTGTATTTTCTCTCAATACAAACAAGAAGCCGAGATTTAAGTACAAGCAGTACTATGTTGGTGAAGTCGCACATTTCTGTTACAAACTTGTTCTTTTTTAGTTATGTTAATGTTTTGTGTTGCTTCACTAGTATATCTGCGGCAGCATTTGTTTGAATTTGTATTAATATCACCCGTGATAGTATTATATTTAAGTCGAAGCAGTCTTTCTCCGCCGGATACCGCTCCCTGTGTGCTAAATTTAGCATTGTTTGGCTTATAAGTAATTTCACTCTTACATGTTGAAGCATCTTCAGAACAGTTCCCAAATACTTTACCAGTTGTAACATCAGTTTTTACTGGCAAATTACGGACATATGTTTCACATTTTCTTCTTAAATATTCAGAGTTGCTATAACTATATTTACTATCATCGCTGTATAAACCGTTGGATTTTTTTCTGTTTATGGTTGATTTTATAACTGGATTATAACAAGCATTAGCATTATTACACTGAGATAAGTTATCTTTGTTTATTGCTGTAACAAATTTTGGTGAAGGTGTGCTACATTCACAACTCATCCACCGATATAATGGCAACCCTCTGCTTCCATAATTACCACATCCAAAACAGGTGTTTGTATTGGAACTTACGTTGTTGAACTTAAATAATGCTGAACCTTGTTCAAGTTTAATCTTAGGCATTTAGTGTTATATTTGAAAGAGAGAAAAATAAACACATGGTTTTTTTACTGACTGTATTATATAAATGTCATTTATAGTGATTGTCCTTTTAGTTTTGTTAATAGCCTATTTAATAACTTATTTAACACAAACTTACTTATTAAAGAGAGAAGGACTAGAGAATTATAACAGTTATTCTGGAAATTCGGAAGAGGAAATGAAAGTGTTAGTATATAAGAATGCTGGTAACATAGCAGCACTAAAAGATGCTGTTGACAAGTTGATTAGTTCTTCAACAGATACACAAGGGAGATTAACATCATTAGAAAAGGAACACGATAATTTGACAACAGTTGTAAAGGAAACCAAAGCAACTGCCGATGAAACTAAGGCAAATGTAAGTAGTGCTGTTGACGACGCAAAGGCTCAAGGTGATGACCAGGCAAACGCTTTAAATGATGTTTCTTTTGACTGATTAAAATCTCTCTCAATAGTATATGTCAAATTTCTTCCAAAATGTTTTAAATGACGCCGAAAAGGTAGAAGAAGAATTACTAGGACCCGATTACAAATATTATCAGCATATTAAGACGCCAGAGGAATTGGGTATGAGTGATTCAGGTACTATAAAAGCATTAGGAAAAGACATAAATGGTATTATTAATTATGTAGAGTTGCTTGTAACTGGTAGAGGTGATGCCAATAAGAGTAAAGGTGGTCGTCCGTTGGGAGACAGGTTCTTCTTAAAAACAGGCGGGCAATGTAAGGATCAAGCCACTGGCAAACTGGTTGACCGTTATATGTACATAGACAATGTGCCTGATGGAGCAATCCCATTTATTAGTAGCGGTATCGGATATAAGTTCACGACATTTGAGGGACTTATACCTGGAATTCTGAGTGATATTGACAAGATTAATCCGATGGATATGTTTAAAGCTTTCTCTCAAGATAGTGAACCGGCATGTCGCGAAATAACGTTGGAAACGATAGGAAAAGATGGTTCAGTCGGAAACGAAACACATTTTTTACCGCTTGATGAAATTTCAGTAATTGAAGCCAACAACAAAACACAAAAGATAATAGTAAATCCAACATATAAAGAATCTGATGCGTTTAAAGCCGGTATGTCGAAGGAAGAAATAAAACAACAGAAAAAAGAAGAAGCACGCAAAAAGAAAGAAGAAGCAGCTAAAAAGAAAGAAGAAGCAGCTAAAAAGAAGCAAGAAGCAAGGGATGCTGCAATAAAGAAAAAGCAAGATGCTAAAGCAGCGCGTTTGAAAAAGAGGGAAGGGTTTACAGATAATTACCACTTTGTAGAAGAGACACCACCAGCATTAGATAATATGTATTTGGCGTCAGTTGGTATGTTATATCTTTACATATTGTACCGGCTCATTGCTAAGACAACAGCAATGTGAGAGTGCTTTAGCAAATCCAGCAATAATTAATACAACTCCACAAACAATTAGAGCAGCAATGACCATTAAATAAGTAATTTAATAGTCATTTAAGTATAAATTCGCGTTTAATGTTTGCGCGTTTTACGGGTTTTGCGCGTTTTGCGACGATTTTTGCGATGCTTTCGGGATTTTCCACCTATGCCAAACCATCCCTTAACAGCTTCTAATGCGGATGATGCTGTTTTTTTTGCTTTACTGGCTAAACTTTCTGGCTGAGAAGGTGGCAATTGATTAACAGTACTACTAGTCTCCAATAAAGGGGTTTCTTCCGTATTTCCACCACGCATTCGTCTTAAACTTCTTGACTTTGGCATCTATGTTATATATTTTTGCTATATTTTAATTTCTTTTAGGCAAAACGTTTTTTACCACCAGGACTTCTTTTATCCTTTGTAACAGCAACCATCTTCTTAAAACGCACAAATTCCGAAGAATCCGGCACAATCTTGTCTTGAACAAGCAAGTTTCCAGCATTCTTTACAGTCTTTAATCCAGAGCGTCTTGCCGATAAAAGAGACATTGTTTTAAACGAAGGGTTTCTCTCTACACTAGACATCTTATATACTAATGAAACAAAAAATATTGGCATAATCAATCTTAATTCGTCGAAGTCAAACACGCTTGTTCTGTCAAAATCCGCGGAGATACATTCATTGTTGTCAATTCTTGAAACAAAAGCTTACATGAATATGGCAATTCAACATATGAGAAGTCAGTCCTGTTGTCACACGTTTTACATAGGTGAATTTCACGAGCATCATTGAAACTCGCAGTCATTCCACACTTGTTACATACGTGAATTTGGAACTTGTCGGATGAGTCATACAGACGTCCTTTTGTAAATCGTGATATTCCATGTGAAATCGTGCAATCACGCTCCATCTCTCCGAAACGGTGGCCACCATCACGCGATCTACCTTCTGCCGGCTGACGTGTAAGAACAACCATCGGTCCAATGCTACGGCTGTGCTGCTTATCCTTAACCATATGCTTCAACCGTTGATAGAATGCTGGGCCCATAAATACACTCGTCTCCATTTGCTCACCGGTCATTCCATTCATAAGCACCTCATTTCCGTGCTTCTCAAACCCGACTTTGGTCAATTCCTTGCTAATAAAGTCAACTGATAGGTCATTGAAACTAGTACCGTCGCCGAACATTCCGATTTGGAGGAGAACCTTGCCAAGAAGTGTTTCCTTGAGTTGAGCAATTGTCATTCGAGAAGGGATGGCGTGTGGATTGATGATGATATCCGGCCGTACACCATCCGCAGTAAAGGGCATATCTTCCTCATTCATAATCACACCGGTAGTACCTTTTTGTCCGTGGCGAGAACTGAGTTTGTCACCGATGACTGGTTGGCGATATGCCCTAACTCGCACCTTACAGAAACTGTATCCATCACCATTACAGTCTATGTAATTCTTATCCACATAGCATTCCTCGCGTGTGCGGTATGTGTGGCTCTCATCCTGAAACTTAATGACTTTCGTGTGGTCATTACGGTTTTCTTTAATAGGCACGACCTTGCCAATAATAACGTCATTGTCCTTAATCAGTGTGTTTTCAGGCATAACACCCTTGCTAGTTAGTTTGCTGTAATTGGCGAACTTAATTCCTTTGGTCTTGGTAGAATCAGGACGGCAACGGACCTCTTCGTCGCCGTGAATTTTCTTGTCTTCGTCGCGTTCGGTGTGATAAATGGTGGCACAGAAGAGACCACGCTCAATAGCGCCGCGGTTCACAATAATCGAGTCTTCCTGATTATAACCCGAGTAAGTTGCGATTGCGACTATCACCATTGACCCAGATGGTGCCTGGTTCATCTTCATAATGTTCATAACTCGGGTGTCAACGAGTGGACGCATTGGTGTTGATAGTACATAAGCAGTCTTGTCCATACGGGAATCATAGTTTGTCATATATACACCCATTGATTGCTTACCCATAGCACACTGGTATGTGTTTCTGGGAGATTGGTTGTGCTCTGGGAATGGAATACATGACGCAACGACACCAAAGATTGTACTGGGATGGATCTCGCAATGCGTGTAATTGTAGTCGCCATCGCTCATTTTACTAGGAGACATAGAGATCATACAATAATTCTGCTCTTCTACATCTATGTATTCAAGCACCGACTCTGCTAGATTGTGGTTTGTAAAGAGGTCATCCCAAGTGAGTTCATGGTTCTTTAATCGCATTATGATGTCATCAGTAAGCAGAATTTTATTGTTACGGACTTTTAGAAGAGGCCTAGTGAGCCTTCCACCGTCAGTGTAAACGCGAATTTCTAGGTTCTTAATATCAAATATGATTGCCGTGTAAATATTGAGGAGACCCTGATACTTCTTCTCCTTGAGGTCTGTATACAAGGAAACTGGTTCATCAGTGATGCCAAGCCAATTGCCATTGACAAACACCTTTACCTTTCCATAAACATCAGAAGGTGTTGTTAGTGGCTTTATTTCAGGGAGAATGTAATCAATAGCAGGCTGACTGCTGGACGACGTGCTGATGTGTGTGAGATAGCTGAGGTTTTTCACAACACCGATAGAAGCACCCTCAGGCGTCTCGGCAGGACACAAGAAACCCCATGTTGTCGGGTGGAGTTTGCGTGGCTGAACAAGTTTCCCACTCTTGTCAATAGGTGTATTGATGCGACGTAGGTGGCTTAGAGAACTCGGATAACTCAGACGATTAAGCACTTGAGCCACACCGACCTTGGTGTTGTTTCCAGAACCAGCACCCTTTGCTCCGAAATCACCTGTTGATAATGACCGCTTGAACCCATTGTCTAGAATTGTTGTCTTGACAATCTTATACACATTCGTCTCATTTATAATATTGAGATAGTCATCACGAGAACGCCATGAACCTGTCTTGATTTCATTCTTAATTTGTTTGCGCATATCCTTAACTAGATTATTGAATAGGTTGCGACCGAGGTTGTTGAGGAGAACACCAGTGGCATCCACCTGCTTGTTGATGTAAGAATCGCGGTCATCCTCCTTAATCCATCCAAAATGACACTGAAGTAGACGATTTGCCATGTATCCGAGGTAATAAATTTTTTGTTCACGTGTCGGTGCGTTTGGGAAGAGATCATTTTCCAACACATCCTCAGCAAATTCACGCTTCTTCTTCTCGCCTGCGAGCTTTGTCATTCCCATAGGTGTAAACATAGCTTGACTAGTAATGTGCTCCATTGCTTCCTCTTGTGTAATATACTTGTTAGCGTCAACAATAGATCCCTTGAGAGCAGAAAGCATCTTCTCCATTTTCTTATCTGCAAGATTGAGAATAATATACTCACAAATCTGTTTGTCACTTTCAATACCGAGTGCACGAAACAGAACAAAGACAGGTACAGGATTCTTCAAGCGAGGCACCTTTATGTAAAGACCATTTCCGAACCCGTTGTCTTTTACTGAGATCATCATATTAATCTGTTTTACGGAAATACAAATGAAATCAGGAACAGCCTTGAGTTCTGCTACCATTAGCCATTTTGAGTTATTCTTATTGGTGTTGAAACAGTAAATCTTGTTGTCGGCAGCACGCTCTTGTGCGAGAACTGTCTTCTCACTGCCATTGATGATGAAATAGCCACCAGGATCCATGCGGCATTCACCAGTAACCTCAGGAGCCAAGTGGGGATACTGAGTAAGTACACAAATTGATGACTTTAGCATAATCGGCATTTTACCGATGTGAATTTTAGGAATGATTTTATGGAATGTTTGTGCTCCTGCGACGACAACCTTAATATTCATGTCAACCACCATTGTAGAGGAATAAGTGAAATTGCGCAATCTAGCCTCTTGAGGGAACATAATTTTAGTGGCACCATTATTCTCGTGGATTTGAGGGCGATAAAGGTGGAAATTGTCAAAGGTCACATAAACGTCGACGTCTGGTTCATGACTTGTGGCTACAGCTTCATCATTATCTGCATTTGGGTCAAAATGGACGTGAATAGGGTTAAACATATTAATTGTCTTTTTTAATTCAACATTGACAAATGTGTTGTATGACTCAATCTGATGACGAACTAGTCTACCTAGATGCTGCTCATTGAAATATGACTTGATAATCTCCCAAGGAGCTTCAACATATTCATCAGCAGTGTAATCTTTCGGAACAGATGTCATTGCTGGTTGAATTGTGTGATGTTGTGGCTATTTATAACATAACCAAATGTCTTTAAGTCTGTTTCAATTTTTTAATTAGACATCTCAAACCTATCAATCACATCAATTTGCCAATTTTTCACCGCAAACAAATACCATTTAGAGACATTACACTTTGTTGCCTGTGCTGGTGTCAATTTAGGTGCTATGATACTGAGATTGTCACGAACAAAGTCGTTTAGTGCGGTCAAATACTTAATCCAGTCTTCCGCTTTGCTAACGGCTGACACCTTGTCTGTTCTCTCCAAAACATCTTTCGACAACTTCTCCATAAAAGTATCACGGTTCTCATTTGGAATATTAGGTGTGATCGCTGATGAAAACCGCTGAGGATATGTGGATTGAACTGTTTTAACAACTTGTTCCAGAGTTTCTCTCAAATGTAGATTGCGTTCAGCTGCTGTATAGAGAGAAGGAACTGGAACACATCGGTTAACCCTCATAAACTTGGAAATAATCTGTTCTTCAGAGTAAGAAAGCAGTAAATCAATCACGACATCCTTGTTTTCTCTCGATGATTTCATAGCAGTAAGCCTGTGAATTCCGTCATAACAGATGTAACCATTGCCAGTCTTGTTTAAGGAGAGATAAATAATTCCGTCGGCGTATGATTGATGTTTTATAGACGATTGGATTTCAGGAATTCGCGACATATCAGGAGGACGGTTCATGTCCCAGTTCTTAACCACAGCAGAATTAAGAGCATCAGATGTTGTATGAGCAACCACATTATTTTCAGAACACGTGAAAATAATGTTGTATGAGAGCATGATTAGGTGTTAATTATATGTTATTTAAACAACTCTTTAAGTAGATGTCTGTTTATATACTCGGATGCTGGTGTCAATTTCTCTCCATTTAGTGCGACAATGAGGGCATGTGTCATCGGCGTTTGGTGTTTTCAACCAACTTATAACATAATCCAGTAGCATTGGCTTGGAACATGTCATACATACAGCAAAAGCAGCATCTTCTTCAATTGGTTCATGTGAAATAACGCAAACATCAGATGCTTCGGATGGCGATTGCTCGGCATTGGATAGAATGTCGCATAAAGAACCTCGCTCTACAAATTTATAGACATTATATCTATAGACATTATATTCAGCCATCATTTCTGTTCTAGGGTTGCGACATACTAACTCAGGTGTAATTCTTCTATGAAGACTCATATATGCCGGAAATGCGTAAGAAATTACCGAAACTGGTATGCTATGGTGTATTTCTATTTTTATATTGTCTATTCTTCCTAATTCAAGCCCTCCATTGTGATCGGCGACAAAACAGTCAGATAGCCGTTCATAATTTCTCTCTAAATCAAACGGCAAAAAGAGCCATCCATCGTCATCCCCGAACTTTATTGTATTCAACTGAATATCGATGGCATTGGTATAGTGAATATATGTCTGATGATTTAGAGTTATTTTAACTGAAACTATGGTGCTCGGTGATTTTATAAATATTCCGTGAACGTTGCCAGTAGCATCTATGAAATGGTCAGTTGTTCTACTTGGTTCAGGGAGAGAAACAGTTATAGCGTTTGTGCTGGAATATTGCCATCTAGGTGTACCTATACCGCGTGTTATCATTTCTGATCGTCGCGATGCCTCGGGCAAAAACTTATGCGTCGCAGTTAATGTGACACTATCAATTGAAACACCGGGGATTTCCTTGAAATTAAAACACATTGGGATAATGCTTCCTGCTACAGTAAACATCCATCTCAAAAACCCATTAGGAGAAACCATTTCTGGATACAGGTTATAGACGACAACTCCGCCATTTCCGTTGCTGTTTGAATAGATTTTCATGTGGTCTTGCACACATTGGAAAATAGACATGTTATTATAAGTAATTGTCCCGAAGCTATACATATAAATAAACCAATCAACAAACATTTCTCTCAATTCTCTTATGCTAGGTTGTCCTGTATATTCAACCTTTATATATCTGAACTTTGTTACATCACTGTGGTTTATAAACGTTCTCATGTCTATAGAGTATGTTTTAACACCATCAGCCATTGTTTCGGTCGGAGAAAGGTGGATATTGTGTGATGATGTGCTATAATCTCTCTCATCATCAATACTAAAATTAGTATTTGCGACGAGTTGTAAAATCGCACCTGTTCCAGAGTTAGTTTGTTCTTCACGCACTTGATTTTGAGGTCCATCACCTAAAAGAATTATTCTCTCCCTAAATTCATTGGTGTATTCAGTGCTCATTGGTTTGTTTTTAAACTTTAATAACTTGTTTTTAGTTGTTTTTTTGTTTATATTATTTTACATGAATTGTTTTCAGGTGGCATTGTTCTTATTGGTTCTAATGTACCACCAAATGGTTTATATAAGGCAAGATGACCTGCAGGCGTCCCATACATATTAAACGGTGGAGGAACAGGAAATGTTCTAAATATTTCGTTGTCTGTCATGAATCTGCCATTTATTTTGAGCTTATTGATGTCAATGCCTTCTTTTGCGGCAAATCCAATCATAATTCCTGGTCCATATGTTGCGTTAGTTCCTGGCCCATATGTTGCGTTAGTTGTTCCCCACCGTCTAGCTAGCACACCACTCAGTACATTGGTGATATGGGTTGCTTTTGTTAGGACATCTTATGGTTGCCACTCTATTTCCGTCAATTTTGAGCATTTTGTATATAATCTATATTATTGTGTTTAAATAATTAAACCTCATAAAAATTAAAATAATTGTAACGGTCATATTTGAGAGAAGCAGGATAACAACCGCATAAATCAGATGGTTTTGTCTTTTGCATATTGATTGGTGTCACTTCTCCGTGAAAATCGTGTATTGACATAATTAAATGTAATGGAAACATATAATCGACAAATTCTATTTCAGTCTCCGCTGAGATTGACACCGTGAAACAGTCAATTCTTGACAAATCAGGTGATCCATTAGCATTAAAATGAAAGCAATCTTTGATTTCCTTTATTTCTCGTTTATAAGTGTCAATTGGTATGTATAACCAATCACCGAACCTAGTAGTGTATGTATTAATCCACACTTTGTCGCTTAAACATAAAAATTCAGATGAATTAGTTATTAATTTAATTTCTCTCAATGACCCATTGTTGTTTGTCTTAATGAAAAATCCGTTACAAATCCCGTTAATTCTCATGAATTTAGTTGTCTTTGAATTGCCTGATGTGTGAGTGTGTGTTCTGTTACATACATATTTGTTCCCATAAATCTTATTGAAATCTGTTTGTTCGGGTGTTGTAATGTTTATGTTAGTTGTGTTGTAATGTGTTGCCAGGTTTCTCCGATAATCATAGTCCAAATAACAGAAATTTGCAACAATATGGATTGATTTAATTTCAATTCCATCTGTTTTGTTCAATTTCAGTAAAAATGATGCTCCTGATATGTCTTTCCTGACGAATTGCGAATATATACCATTTGGGCATAAATAATCAAAATAAGTATTAAAAACGGCTGAACCTTCATAATGTTTGACATAATCAGCTGGATGTGTGTCTTTAAAAAACTGCATATCACCTGTAAGCATAAGCCGGTCGCTTATATCTCCCCAGAAATGTTTTACATTATCACATTTTATGGCATAACACTTTAAAATATCGGCTATATTGCATGAACCATCATAATCAACACGAATATGGGTGATTGAGAAGATATCTGATTGTTTTGCGATTGTCTCTATTATGTCCGCCGAAAATGTCAGTTCATCAGTCTCTGATTTGGTCAATTCAATGCTTTTCACACCCGACGCATATCTATTCATAGGTGTTCCTTGAATGTATGGTGAGTGTTTCATATCTGTTGCGCACATTGATATTAATGTATTTGAATTCATGGTATGTGAAATCAACAATTAAATTACTTTTATGTCCTTTAAATATATACGATTATGGATAATTGGGCACTAATTGCGATTGTATTGCTTATTTCTCTCTGTGAATCCGCCGGACAGAGTTGTCTAAAAAAATTATTCGTTAATCCAGATAAGAAGTATTTGTATTTCGTTGCCATCATCTTTTATTCAATAGTTTGCTATTTACTCATAATGTCATACAAGTACAAGGGAATGGGGCTTGTCAATATATTATGGAGTGGAATGTCAATCTTGGTGATTTGTTCAGTTGGAATAACGTTCTTTGGAGAGAAAATAACGAATATGGATAAGATTGGTATGGCACTGATTGTCGCTGGTATGGTGTGTGTTCTCTGGGAAGGAGGACATTAATCGTCTAAATAGCGTTATATTAAGTAACAATTTAATATAATGAGCAAAAGCATTGTAATAAATAGTGATTTTTTGTCATCGACCCGGAAAAGTAAAAACAGTAGCGGAGCGAAACCACCGAGAAACACATCATTAAAGCCGAATAAGATAAAACAGGCACTTATCAACAGAATTAAGACATATCACAGTGAATTACTGAATAAAGACAGAATTGAGAGTGAAAAAAAGGCGGTAGTGGTTGAAGAGCCAAAGAGCGAGTTTGATGAATCGGTTGAACTGTTTAATCAGATGGCGAGAGAAAAGGAGAAGAAGGAAGAACGGCGTAAGTTGCGATTTAGTACCAATCTTAAACCAGGAACGATAGAACCGAATATTACGCAATCTGCGCCGAATATTACGCAATCTGCGCCGAATATTACGCAATC